TGCTTTCTCGATCGCGGCGATAAAATCATCCGCCGCCGATGAGCCGCGATCCAGCGTGAACATTCCCTGCCAACCTTTCGGCAACTCGGCGCCCAGCTGGACGCCATCCAGCCGGTCCACCCGCACGGCTTGAGTCACCTGCGCCGCCTCAAAGCCGGTGACATGCGCCAAATCAACCCGCCCGAACGGTCCCATCACCACAAGCTGGCAGTCATTGCCAACGGAAAACGTATTATACGGCATGTCTGCTCTCCCTTAACCGTTTACCGCGACGGATTGCCGGCTGACCTGCACGGTCTGGCCGCCTTGCACATTGACGATGAATTTCTCATTGATCGCCTGATACTGCACTTGGCAATCCGCCTGCACATAACCCAGCCCCGTCCGGCCCGGCGGGTTGTTGGTGATGTCGCACACCACCGCGAACGGCAGAGATCCGTCGGTGCTTCCAAGCAGCCCCTGCCCCAGCAAGCCGTTCAGGAAGGTGAGCAAGGTTGCTCGTATATTCTGGAACAAAGTGGTATTCACAAGCTGCCCAACATAGGCCCCCATGCCGGCTGAGAGTGTGCGGGCAATATAATTCGTCAGCCTGGTATAATTATCGCCATTGATGGCGGCGTTGGATGACGCGTTATGCCCGCCGCGCACGCCCCAATAATTGCCGCCCGGCTGCGGGTTGGCGATCACGTCGATCCCGGCTGACAGCAACGCCGATAAATCCGCCGTCGCGTACGTCGTCGCGGTGCCAACGCCCGGCTGGCCAGATTTTTGCGTGCCGATGATCCCATAAAGCGGCTTGTTCAGCGATGATTGCTCGGGCGATAAATTCGCAAGACGACCGGCGGTAAACCCTTGCGGCGAGACCAGCCTGGTCAGCGCATTTGCCTGATCGTACCAATAAATCCAATCGCCAAACATCAGCTTGGCGGCGTAACCATCAATCCCCGCCGATGCTTTTGTCGCGACCGCGTTGGCAATCGTGTCACCCGCTGGCCCGGTCAAGATCATATAGACCGACTCGCTCAAACCAAACGCGACCTGCGTGCTCCATTGCGTCGCATCATCGGCATCGGCCAGCAATGCCAGCGAGCAGCCCTGCCCGCGCAGCGCATACATGCCGGTGCGCGGCAGCGTATCGACGCCGACGAGTTTGGCGGCGGTGATCCCGCTCGCGCCATCGGTTCCAGGCGTTCCCGCCGAAAACGGATAGCTGCCCGCAACCGGCGTCGCACTCGCCGAAAGCAGGCTGGCGACCACGAGGTTTGAAGGACCGCGCAGAACACCGTTGCCGTTATTCACCGCATTGACGAGATTATTCCAAAATACCGTGCCGGTACCAGTGATATTATCGAACACTTCCGGGCTTAGCCCAGGTAATGAAACACTCAGCCGCCAGGAATTGGCGGCGGAGCCGGTGGCGAGATTCAGCGTCAATAAATTGCCGGTTGAACCGGTGTACAAAGCGGTAAAGTTCGCCGCGCCAAACAGCGAAAGCATCGCCGCACTGTCAGTGCCATCGGTCACGCGGACACAGCGAAAATTCGCCGCCCCTTGCTGCACGGCGGTGGCGACCTGCGTGCCCATATCATATTTGCGCGCCATCACGGCGCCGAACGAAGCGGCATATTCGCTCATCGAGCCGATGATCGTCGGTTCTCCCACCGGTCCCCAGCTGGCGCTACCGGCGACACCGAGAACATCGGTCGGCACGCCATTCAGCAGCAGGCTTTGCGGCGGCACGATTTGCACATACAAATCCGGCACGATCAGCGCCGTCGTATTCAAGGCCCCTTGCGCGTAAATCGGCATTGCTCAGGCTCCTTTCGAAGCGACGCGAACCACGAAGCTTGCTTCCGGCCCGGCCAATATCTTCGTCACCGTCGCACTGTCGGTAATCACATCCCCTCGCTTGAAGCTCTGGAACGGCTTCAAGACAACCAAATGAAATGTCATGTTCTGTCCTTAAACGTTGAATGTATCGACAAATGCGGTATTCGCGGTGAAGCCAGCGCTGCCGAACAGCATCGCCGGCGTTGTTTGCGCTAAAGTGGTCGGGTATTCCGCCCGGTAGCGAATGATGCGCTTGTACAGAACAGCGTCGGCATTGCCGTCCTGCACGTCGCTCGCCGCATAAATCAGCCGCGCCGCGGAGCCATCGGCGAGCGCGATAAATTGCGGTATGGCCAGTGCCTGGTCCACCAAGGCGCCGCTAGCATCACGGCTCGCCGGGTCCGGGCACCAGAAGGTGATTGAAAAATCCTGTTCCTGGCGCTTGATCTCTTGCAAGGCGCCGGCACCCTGCACCACCCGGGCAGCGAACGTTTCAGCCCCAGGTATATTCAAAGATGTGCCGGCATAGTCCACCAGCCAGCCCGCCTGTCTCAGCAGTGCCGCAAGATTGCTCGCGACAGTGGCGGGAGAATCATTTACCTGTATCGCATAGGGAAAAATCGTCCCATTCACCGCGACACCGGCAAGCTGCCCGACCACGCAAGCGCCCGAGAAACTAACGCTCGTGCTGGTGACAACACAGGCCAGGCTTGCCGGCACCGGTGCTACACTCTGCCAGATTCGCGGATAGCGCGTGACATTCTTTTGCACCTCATCCGCCAGCACCGAAATATTTACGTTACCGGCAGCGAGATCAGGATCCAGTGCCGGCGCGCTCGGCATGCCGCGATACACCCGGCACAAATTACCAATCGCGCTTGGCGCCGCCGTCCCATCCGGATAGAGCGCATTGGCGATGATGGCGACGAGGGCGTTTTCAACATCCGATTGATCCGCCATCAGCTCACCGCCTGCACCAGCGATAATCGCCAGACGCCGCCGACCAACTCCGCCGCGGTGACGGTAAATCGTTCTGCCCGTTCATTGGTGATAAAATCGGCGACCCGAGGTTGCACGCATGCCACCGCCGGCAGCAGCGCGATGAAACCCGGCACGCGCGTATCATCGGCGAGGCCAGCCCGGGTCCGGTCGCCAATGCCGCCCACCAGCAAACTCGCCGGGAATTCGGAAAGAAGTTTTGCTTGCCCGGCCGGCAATGGCGCGCCATAGGCGTTCGCGCCCACAAGGGCCGCCCCGCCCGGCCGCCATAAATCCAAAACTGCATTGGTCATCACCACGAGCATCGGCCGCGGCGGTTCAATCGCGGCGACGAACACGCAACCCTCAGGCCCGGCGAGATAATCTCCAACCTGCAGATAGCTCCAATCCGCCCAGGCTTGCCGGTACGGTACGCCAAACCCGCTCGGCGCATTCACGCTGCCGCCCGGCGATACCAACGCCACCGCCAGCCGCATGAAACGCCTTGCGAGATCAACCGGCGCCTCCGGACCGTCTGGCCGATAGGCATCATGTAGGAAGCCTAAGCGCCGCGCCGCGCACCCGGCCCCATAAGAGAGCCGGTCCGCCAATCGCAAACCATCCATCTCAAACCACCAAGCTTATGCCGGCATCGTTCAGATCAGGGCCGGGCGGGACGCCGAGAAATCCGCATAGCCGGCGCCGCCAGCCGTCGAACAATTTCGCCCGGTCAGCCACCTCGTTCTCATTGTGAGTCCAGGCCGCGGCACTCTCCGTGTCCAAATTCGCCGAGGTCGGCGGGATCGCCGCCTCCAACGTTGCAAGTGTGCTGATATATTGCAGCGTCACTGCGATTTCCGCCGGTGCGAGATTATTCAGGCGATATTCCAGCGTGCCGTAAGCCTGAAAAAACCGCCAATTGCTGAACCCGGACGCAACGGCACCGTAAGCCGGATAGCCGCAAAAACGGCGGATATCGACCTTCTGAGCATCTGTAAAACCCGCTGGCACGGACTGCGACATTTCAATATGTATCCCCGTCCCCGAGCGTGAAATAGACGGTGCCGGTCCCAGCCGAAAGCAGGGCCGCCGCGGTACTGACGAACGGCCCGCCGTCAACCAGAATCCGCGCGCCAGGTGGAACCGGCGTATCGCTCGTCAGCGCCGTCAACCCCGCCGCGGCACCTAGGCGAAAGAAAGCCGTTGCCGACGATGCATTATAGACCAGTACCGCACCGCCACCGCCCACAAGCGATCCATTGGCCGAATTTGTCGAAGCCGCGAGCGCCAGCGTGCCGGCGGGCCGGAACGGTTGCGTTGAACCTGTTGCCATGCGCTTTATCCCTTAACCAATATGCTCGATCATGACCGCGCGCTTGTAATTCGCATTGGTTGCCGTCGGCACCGTTGTCGGCGTGGTCGTGGTGTCGGATGGCGCGCAGAACCCGCCAATCCAATACCAGCTTT